TAAAACAAAAGAGCAATGAAATCAAAAAAATTACAATGGAAAAAAGTAACAGTCTCAGATAAACATAACAATAATATCGAGAGACAACCAGAGAATAATGATACATGGCTTTCCTTCCGAGAAAAAATGTTTCATTTATGTAAAGAGGAGCTTATAAGAAATCCTTCAGACATTGTCATATTTAGTAAAGGTATGATAAAAAACAAGGATGGGAGTCTTTCATTCCCAAGAGATAAGAAAGGTAATCCTATTGTAGACAATAGAGAGGTTCTTTTTAATAAAAAAGAAGGAAAATACTATGGCGGATATTATTGTGGTAAGCTTCTATCGTTTAATACTCCAGAAGAAGCTTATGAATATGCAAATTCTCTCCCTTTTATTGGTTAAGGGAGAAACTTATTAAAATAAAGAGAAATGGAATCAATTACTATTTATCTCAATTCGGATGTAGCAAACATTGCTACTTATATTCCAAGCTATAAATTGTCAGAGTTTAACCAGCTTGCAAGAAAAGAAACTGTAGAGATTATATTTTTCAAAAATTACTGTCGAGTAATTGGTAAGAAAAATAGAAAGATAAAAGTTCCTAAGAAAATAACTTGCTCGGCAGAGGATTTTTTGAAGTGGATTGAAAATAAAATAATGACAGCATGGAAATGAAACCTATAACACAAAAAGAAGTCCTAAAAAACAGATTTATCCGTATTTATAAAAATGAATATGGTAAAAAAATGATCGAAAGAAAAAGACCGACATGTGAAGAAGCCCAGAGGATGAGAATAAGAACTCTATGTATTTACATTGGGGTTTGCGGTTTAAGGCTAAGACCAGTTGATGGGGCGACCGAGAATGCCAATTATTGGTTGGAAAATCACACAAAAAAAGAAATTTTAGAACAATTTTGTCATGAGTTTGTACAGAACAAATGTTGATAAAGTAAAATCTCTTTTAGCGGCAGGGGCTTTTCAAAAAGCCATTACTATTGTAAAAACATTCCGTATAGGCTTTAGTAAGGAAGAAAAAAGAAGTATAGAGATTGCACATGAAGTTTTGACTGGCAATGAAAGGTTTTATCAATCATTAGGTATAGATACTGAAAAGGAAATAAGAAACGCTCATAAAATACTAATAGATAAGTTTTTATAGTTTTAGTTGTTATTAGATTCGGCTGCGCTTGCCTGAGAAGGTAGGTGCAGCTTTTTTATATTAAGAAAAGCGTATAATTTATTTGAAATTCAAATAGATTTAGTTATCTTTGTAACATAAATATAAAGATAGTCACGATGATAGATTTAAGTTCTATAGACTTTGATAGTGGAAACATATCTGAAACAATAGATATGTTGAAAAACAAATCAGTGTCTGTTCCTTCATGGGACAATCTTGTCAAGGATTATGAGCCTACTATGCATGGAATTTTATCAGATACGATAACGTTGAAAGATAAGATACGAGCTGATGGTCAATTAGACAAGTCCTCACGAATTATTATAGGAATGGAGAAGTTGCATGTAAGACGTTTGTCAGAGTTCACTTTTTCTATTCCTGTAAAGCGTGTATATCACAACGTTGATGATAACAAGTTAAGGAAAGATATAGTCAATGCTATAGAGTCTGTTTATAAGAACGTACGTATTGATAGTGAGAATTTGAAGAGAGCTACAGCATTATATGCGTCATGCGAAATTTTCACTGTTTGGTATGCAGTTAAGAAACGAAACAGATTATACGGATTTGATAGCGAATATAAACTAAAATGCAAGACATTCTCTCCGATGAATGGCGTCCGATTGTATCCTCTCCTTAATGAAATGGATGATATGCTTGCTATGTCTTTTGAGTACAAAAAGACTGTAAAAGACAAGGAGGTCACATTCTTCGAGACGTACACCAAGGATAAGCATTATATTTGGAAACAAAGTGATGGAGTTGGAAAATGGGATGTAGTTCTAACTCAGCAAACGGAAGATGGCGATACGGCTAATGGTGAAGAAATAGTATTAATGAAAATCCCTGGAGTCTATGGGTGGCGGTCAAAGCCAGTATATGATGGGCTGTCACCTATCAGAGCTGAGATTGAATACTCTTTATCACGCAACTCTAATGTGATAGCGTACAATTCTGCTCCGTTGCTGAAAGTTGTAGGTGCTACCAAAGGGAAAGAGGATAAAGGGGAAAGTTACAGAGTCGTCCATTGTGAACAAGGTGGAGACGTTTCCTATGTATCTTGGTCGCAGTCTGTGGAGGCTCTTAAGTATCATGTTGACTCTATGCAGAAGATGTACTGGATGCAGGCTCAGATTCCAGACATTTCGTTTGACAATATGAAAGGGCTTGGAAACATAGGATATGATGCAAGACAAACGTTGCTGTCAGATGCTCATCTAAGAGTCGGAGATGAGGCTGGGACTTGGATTGAATTCTTTGAGCGAGAGTGTAATGTTATAAAGGCTTTTCTTGCTGCAATGAATACTGCGTGGGCAGGCGAAATGGATAACATAGGTGTTGAGCATATAATAACCCCTTATATACAGAATGACGAGCTTGCTGAGATTACTAAGCGTATGAAAGCAAATGGTAATAAGCCTATTGAAAGTCAATTAGAATCTATCCAGAAGTATGGGGAGAGTTCAGATGCTGAAAAAACATTTGCAATGATACAAAAAGAAAGTGCGATAGAAGCGGTGAACTCTGCTTCGGCATTTAACTTAGAAAATCAAGTGTTATGACGGTAGAAGAATTAAAAGCAAAGAAATATGAAATGGAGCAGAAGATTTCTGTAGCCATTAAGGACTTTGAAGAGTGTACAGCGGTAGAAATAAAGGCAATTAATCTTTGCCGCTGTACATTGAGCAATGAATTCGGTATAGAAAAAGATTTCAATTATAATGTAAAGTCGGAATTAGAACTATGAAACAGAAGTTATCAAAATTACTTTTAAGATTAGCTGAGAAATTGTGCCCAACTTGCGAGGTTAAACCATCTTACGAGGCTAAAGAAATAGCGATTGCAGTTGCTATCACCAAGAAGAATATTCGTCAATATAGAGGTTCTTGTAGTAAAAACACTTCGTATCGTAAGGGCGTTTCTGATATGACACGTATTCAGAAGGGAAATAACCATAGCCACATCTTTGAAGCTATAGAAAAGAATGGTCTTATTGAAGATGTTGTATATCTGAAAGGTGGTGAAAGGGTTGTTGAATCTCGATTAAAGGTATATGTCCGTAAGGAAGAGGAATAAAGAATCCAAAGGTTCTACGCATAAGTGTGGTGAGTGTGCTTTATGTGAAGTTGAAATGAAATTTGAAACTCTCAGTCTGAAAGGAAAGCCTACTCTTGGGCGTTGCCCTCATTACACCAATAAGAAATTTTGTGTATTATTAAGCCAGATAGCTTGCGAACATTTCAAAGCAAAGAATGGGTAAACCAAGATTGCCAAATCAGAAAAAGGCATATAAGGAATTAAGTAAACGACTTGCAGGCTATATGATGCGAGTTCGTAACATTTACGATAGACTCAACGAAAAGGCAGCAATGCTCGTTGAGTCTGTTGGTTATGATGGGTTGACAGAGTTCTCCTTTGATGATTACCCAGAAATAGAACGAGAGGTAAAACTTTTGCTTTCTCAGTTTGTAGGAGAACTGCAAACACTCATCTACTCTGATACGTCGTCAGAATGGAAGAGCAGCAACACATTCCAAGATGCCGTTGCAGATAAGGCACTGAAATATTATAGAGCTCAGGTACACGGAGATAGATTTAAGCAATATTATCGTAACAACGGTGATCAGCTTAAAGCTTTCTTGCACAGAAAAGAAAATGGATTAAACCTTTCGTCTAAACTGTGGAATCAGTCTGGTAATTATAAGGATGCCCTTGAAGTGACAATTTCTACATCTATAGAGAAAGGAATGAGTGCTACTGCCCTCTCAAAGAAATTGAGTAGATACCTTAACGACTGGCCGTCATTGCAGGCTGATTACCAAGAAAAGTATGGTAAGGCGACAAATATTCACGATTGTGAGTATCGTTCTCTCCGTTTGGCACGTAACGAGATAAGTATGGCTTACAGGTCAGCAGAGCAAGCCAGATGGCAGCAATTTGATTTTATTCTCGGTTATAAAATAAAGCTATCTGATTCGCACCCAAGATACGATATTTGTGATGACTTGGCTGGTGACTATCCAAAGGATTTCAAGTTTAGAGGTTGGCATCCTAATTGTTTGTGTTACACTGTACCGATAGTAATGAGTGAGGATGAGTATTGGTCAGATAATAGAGAAAATAGTCCTAATAAGATTACTACACCACCAAAGAATTTTGGGGAATGGGTTGATAAGTCCGAAAATTTAGAACGCATAGGTAAGGCAAACGGAAAAGGAACGCTACCTTATTGGTTAAGAGACAATGCAAAGATAAAAGATTGTTCCGTTTTGATGTCTAAGGCAAGAACTTATGGAGAAGCTATACAGGAACAAGCTGAAACTATAGCAAGAAAATATAACGGGACTGTGACTCCTATCAATTATAAAAGTTTTTCTTCAATGTATCGCAAATTGAACTCTGAAAAGGATATGCTTGTGTCAGATATTAAGGACAGTGTGAGAAACACAATTGTAGTAGAGGAAGAAAATATTAAAAGTGTTGTTAAAGAACTGCAATCCTTGCCTACATTTAACAGGTACAAGTCGCAAACTCCAGAGAAGTTCTGTGGATATAGTGGAAATATCATCAATCTGAAAATGCCTAATGGCATTCAAGCAGAGATACAGGTTAACACCCCTAAGATGATATATGCTAAGGAGACAGAAGCAAATGCTCGTAAGATATTGGGAGATAAAGTTTGGGAGAAAATAGCAAAGGAGACAGGGATGCAAGGTGGTTTAGGGCATAAGTATTACGAAGAGATAAGGATTTTGGATGAAGTAAAAGATAGAGCAAAGGTTGCTGAATTAACAAAACTTTCTAAGTCGTACTATGCACATTTTAGATAAAACTTTTGGTTATCTCGTAAAATTTAACTACCTTTACAATATAAAATTAAATCACTATGGATTTAGTAAATTTATGTAGTAAGCTCAAAAAGGGAACAGTTTACCTTAAGGATGACTACGAAGATATAGTGTTAAGAATGGAAGTTATTGATAATTCTACACACTGTTTTATCAAGCGTAGAGGTCGCAAAGAGGTAGAGGTAGATTCTAAAGAAAAAGATGTTTTTGAGTCTAAGATGAATGGCAATGAAATCAGTAAAGAAGAGTATGATGAATTTCGATGAACTCCAAGAAAAGGCTATGCAAATAGCTATAAAAGTACATAGGGGACAGCTTGATAAAGGTGGTAATGATTATATTAATCACCCTATACGGGTGTCTGAGAATTGTAACTCAGACGAGGATAAAATAGTTGCATTACTTCATGATACTATCGAGGACGGAGACATCACTGCTGATTATCTGCTTATGCAAGGATTTCCTCGTGAAATTGTAGATGCTGTTTTGTCTGTATCAAGAAATAAAGATGAATTATACTTTGATTGCATTCAGCGATGCAAGGCTAATCCTATCGGACGTAGAGTGAAAATTGCGGACCTTAAAGACAATATGGATATAACAAGGCTGAAAGAATTAACTGAAAAGGATATAGAGCGATTAAAGAAATATCACAAGGCGTATAACATATTAAAAAGGGAATGATGGAAAAGGAACTTATAAACAAGATAGCAGGCAAATACAATATTGATTGTTGTCAACTATTAAAGGTTTGTAATGAAGTTGAATATAAAGACAGATTTACCATACAAGATTTCAGACAATTAAGTAGTTTAGGTCTTCCTGTTTTAACTTCAATGCGTGAGAAACTAAACTGTGAAAAAGAAATGGTATTATCTCATATAGTTAAAGGTAAAGTTTCTTATTGTGACTTTGTAAGTATGCTCACCTTTATAGCGAATAGTAAAGAATAAGATGTTGAATGAATAAGGGCGGTTAATTCCGCCCTTTATTAGTTTTTTACGTATTCCATGTTGTCAATGTTACCAAGCCCATCGATGGTAATTTTATTTATGTGAACATTTCCAGTATCACAATCGTCCATAAATGTACTTGTCGGATATTGTCTGTCTGTAGGTGTAAATTTTTGATAATATATATTAGGCTCTAAATATATATAGTACCAAACGTTTTTGAAAGATTTACTTTTGTTACTTGCATGATAAGCCGTATTATGTGTTTCAAACTTATCTGTTACTGTTCCATAGTATGCAGTTTCAAAGCTATATGATTTTCCAATAAGTATATGGTCTTTCTCTGATGGTTTTTTTGTTGATTTTGTGAAAGATATGTTTTCTGACACCTCTTTATTCTCGAAATTCTTATATGTTACTATCGCATTCAACTTGTTTCCAGATATTGAGATGATATATTTTGTTGTTTTATTATTATAGTTGTTCTTGCAGGTGATTTCATTACCATTTACTACATAGTTACCGCTATCTATAAATTTGTTATTTAGAAAGGCAGTATAATATCCATTTTTATTAAAAGATACGAAGAAATTTCCATTACTCCATACTCCGTCAATATCGTTTTTTTTCTCTGTTTTAACATCTTCTGATGTAGAAGACGAGGAACATGCCGTTAATGCAAATACTGATACTATTGCCAGCACGATAAATAAATTCTTTTTCATTGTTTTGTTATTTTTGTTTATTATAGTTTTGTTTGTTTCGTATTTAGATTTTGTGAGTTAACTTTACTATTTTTGGGAACTTCCTTTTTTGCATCTTCATTCTCGTTCTCATGGAATAATCCGCGAACAAGAATGTACCCTAACGCTACGATATTAACTGTCGTAGTAGAAAGTATCGTTATGATAACTCCTAATGGCAAGTCCCATTTTAATATATACGAGGTGACGATGAGAGCAAAAACTATCAAAAGATAGGTCGATACCAACCGAGTTACCCAACGCTCCAAGCGTCTACGAGCACGTGTGTTTTCTATTATTCTATGAAGATAAATATATCTTTCACAATAGTCTATTACGTCTCCAGAGTCTCCAGTATTGATTAAGACCTCTACTTGTTCCAAGAGATTAAGTTCCCGTTTCGGTTCTTTGAATGGGTTTCTAAATGTATAAAGAATGTTGTACCATAATTTATAAATAAAGCATCTCCATGGAATATCCTGATTTTCTTGTTTGTATCTATTAAAATTAGGAAATTCTTCAGAAAGAAGAAAGTTTGGAAAATCAGTAATATTGAAGTCTTCAGATGTAGTTTTATTCTTTGAACTCTTCCTTGCCATATTACTTCTTAGTAAAATAGTTCTTAATGAGTTCGTCGCTTATCTCCTTATTCCACCCTGAGTTTTCGTCTCCGTTGATACCATATACCGTTTTGTGCCAAGGTCCACCAGGTAGATGTGACCACATGCTTAAATCATAAGCACTGACATGGCAATATTTGTCGACAACTTGTGTGAAGATATTTTTAGCTCTCTCATTGTTTTCGAAGTCCTTACTTTTCTCTTCGGTTATGAATATAGGAACACGAAACAGAGAATACAACTTATATACGTTAGGGAAAACAGGACCATACGGCCAAGCTTTAGGTGTTTCAGAGAAAAGTTTTTCCCCGTAGAAAGCCAAGTAAAGTCCATAGCACATAAACAATAGTTTGTTTACTTGCGTTTTATTGAGATTAACAAGATGGCGTTTGTAAGCCATGTTTCTCAATATATTGGCGAAATCTACACTTGACAGAGGCATGATGATGTATTTTGGACATATCGATTTAGATGATATGTTTGTAGTTACGTTGCAAAAATAATAATTTCTTTTCAGATAATCAAGAAATCATTAAAAATTTCTCAAATTTGAGGAAAATAAAAGTTCAAATACTTGGTCAATTCACTTTTTTTCACTACCTTTGCATTGTTCAAAATCATCAATTATACAAAGTTCTCGATTTAAATATCGGTCATTTTGTATATGCAACTTTCGAGATTAAAGCATTTATAAATGCTGCGCCGAGTGTGGTAGCGGAAACGCCCACAAAAGTTTATTGATGAACTTTGAACAACTCGTAGCGCAGTTTTTTGTTGTTCAAAATCATCAATTATGAATGAGCAAGTAAAAGTCCTAAAACGAGTAGAATTGCTTGGACACCAATTCACAGTGTATGGCACAGCCGGTAACCCTTTGTTCCTTGCAAAGGACGTAGCAAACATTATTTTTGGTAATGACCGTGATCAAGGTACAAATGCACGTGTGGTAAGGGGTGTAGATTACTTCGAGAAACGAACCTGTATAATCGTTGAGAGTGGAGTTAAACGCAAGTTATGTATGCTATCGCTTCAAGGTGTGTATGATGTTATCTCGATGTGGTCAAAGAAGTATCATCAAACTTGCTTTGCTCTTAACAGTTACCTAATATCAATGTTCGGTAAACCTGCTCTAAAGAAAAAGGTAACTCAGGTGACTAACAAGGAGAGTATGATAACTAAAGGCGATACTGTCATAAGGAGTAAGGTAACTGAAACAACGTCTGTCGGAAAGAAGCAACCCACTGTTGTTGTATCTACTGACAAGCCAAAGACGACACAAAGAAGTGGTGTGCCACTTGAATGTATCTCTGTTTCAAAGGATGCAGCTGAACTGATAAGGACATTGCAAGATGAAAAGATGTCAGCCAAAGACTATCTTCTTGAAGCTATCTGTCGAATGATAGAGGTGATGTATAACCCAGAAGACGTTGATAGGTTGTACGCTATGAAAGACTTGTTCCCTCTCTATCAGATGGCAAGTCAGCGTAATTTAATTAACGCGCTACAAGCACACTAAGAGCAATTAAGATAGTTTAATAGCTATCATGTCTATTCGGACGAACACACTAAGAGCAATTATTTTTATTGAAAAACACAAGGAAAAGAAGTAGAAAACACAAGATTATAAAAGTTAAATATTATGTAACTACTTGATTTTTAGGTAGTTATATTTGGTTAATTCAAATAAAATGACTACCTTTACATCATCAAAATAATAATAACAATTAAAACAAAAGAGCAATGAAAAAGTCAGAATTTTTAGAGCGAGTTAAGTTCATTAAGGATTTTCTTTCAAAAGGGTTTGAAGATTATATGAAAGAAGATATCACTGGGACGGAATTCCAAGACCTTATGAGATTAGCAGTGAAACTTACTCCAAACTACTGCATTCCTTTCGATGATGAAGAGGAAGAGTATGAGGAAGCTTTCAATAATGCTCCTAATGATTGTGAAATGGAAAAACTTAATGATTCAGAAATCAAAATGCAGGAGGAGTATTTGTATGAATTTATCGATAATTTCTCTAACTGGAACAGTTCAAAGTTGACACTTAAAGGTGGTAATTCTTTCCTTACAATGTTTGTTTCAGACTACATGATTTAGTAATATAAAACTACTGGCAGGTGAAATTCCTGCCAGAAATATAAAGAGCAATGAAATTATTTACAGAAAACGTAGACTTCTATCCTACACCAGAGAGTGTTATTAATACAATGTTGCTTGGTGAGGATATATTGGGAAAAACAATATTAGAACCTTCTGCAGGAAGTGGTAATATAGTTAAGTGGTTAAAGAAGAATGGTGCTGGCGAGGTGATAGCTTGCGAGAAAGAAAAATACTTGCAAAAGCTATTGGTTGGAGAATGCAATCTTTTAGCAGAAGATTTCCTCTCTGTAAAAGCAGAACAGATAAGCCATATTGATTATATTGTCATGAACCCTCCGTTTAGCAATGGAGTGAAGCATATTAAGCATGCGTTTGATATTGCTCCTGCTGGCTGTACAATTATAGCTTTATGTAATACATCAAACTTGGAAAACTCATATTCAAGCGAAAGACAAGAATTGCGTGAGCTAATTGCTTTATATGGGTGCTCAGAAAATCTTGGTGCTGTATTTGTGGCATCTGAACGAAGAACAGATGTGCAAGTTTCACTTATTAAGCTTTATAAAGAAGCAGAAGGGAATGATGAGTTTGCGGGGTATATGTTCTCTAATGAAGAAGATGTACTTGAAGGTAACAAGACGGAGGGTCTTGTTCAGTATAACGTGGTACGTGATATGGTAAATAGATACACATCTGCTGTAAAACTGTTTGACGAAACTTTAGCTGCTGCAAACAAAATAAATGAAATAGCTAAATTCTCTGACGATAGATTTGATTATATGCCTATCAGATTTGCAACGGTTGATGTGAATAGTAAATGTGTTGACGTAACTCGTCAGCAATATAAAAAGCAACTTCAAAAATACTATTGGAGGATAATTTTTAATAAGCTGAATATGGAGAAGTATGCAACACAAGAATTGCGTAACCAAATAAACAAGTTTATTGAAAAGCAATCGAATGTTCCTTTTACTATGCACAACATATATCAGGTGCTTAATATGGTCATTCAAACAACAGGACAGAGAATGAATAAGGCTCTTGAAGAAGCCTTTGATATGATCTGTTCTTTCTCGGCTGAAAATTCAACTGCTGGTGAGAAGTGGAAGACCAATGCCAACTATATGGTTAATAGAAAGTTCATCGTCCCATATATGACCAGTTACGATAGTCGCTATAACAACACGTATGTTAAATTAAGCTATTCTGGGAATGAGGTTAAAATAAATGACGTTGTCAAAGCCTTATGTTACGTAAATGGTGTTACTTATGACGAGAAACATAGCTTGCGAAACTTTATATATGATAAAGGTATACGCTACGGAGAATGGTACGAATGGTCTTTCTTTCGTATTAAAGCCTTTAAAAAGGGTACAATGCATTTTGAATTCCTTGACGAAAATGTATGGATGCGCTTTAATCAAGTCGTTGCCTCACAGAGAGGATGGGTGTTACCAAAGAAAAGTAGAAAAGGTAAGTAATACTTTCAAAATATACGTTTAAGGTATAGATTTTCAGAATAACGATTTTGATGCGGTGATGATATTTATATATCCACCGCATTTTTTACGTCTATAGGATAAATTTATTGAAAAATTATTTGAATTTCAAATAAAAAAGTTTATCTTTGTAGACGAAAGCGTGTGAAGATGCACGCAACAGAACTGGTCGTAACTTCAGTGCTCTCAATGGTTTAGTTCTAATGACTATGGTCTGCTTGCGTTCACTCGCATTGCAGGCCATTTTTTATTTATAAATAAACAAGCAATGAAGAAACATTTTAAGAAAGTGTTGGATGCACTGAGAACAAGTAAGGACATTAAGGCGCTTGGGTTCAGTCGCAGAGAGTTGAAGGGTGTTGCTGCTAAGATTGCCGACAAACTTGACTCCGAAATTAAGGAAGATGCTACGGATGATGAGATTCAGGAAGCAGTAGACGATGCCATTGATGCCGCCCTGCCTTTCCTCCAGTTCTCACAGACGGTATCTGACAGCCGTGTCCAAGCGTACAAAAATGCTCACTCTACCAATGACGGAGATGATGATGAGGACGATGACGATGTGGAACCAGCAACACGTAAGAATCGTAAGAGTCAGACTTCTAAGAAGAATGGTAAGGTTGAGGACGAAGACGGTGACGATTCACCACTTGCAAAGGCTCTGCAATCATTGAATGCAAAGCTTGACTCTATGCAATCGGAGCTTTCTGCTCTCAAAAGCGGCAAGACAACTGATAGTAGAAGGGCTAAATTAGAGAAGCTGTTGAAAGATACTGGTAAGTTTGGTGAAAGAACACTCAAAGCCTTCGGTCGTATGTCGTTCAAAGACGATGATGAGTTTGAGGATTTCTTCGAAGAGGTTGAGTCAGACCTTGAGGCAGAGAACCAAGAACGCTTAAATCGTGGACTTGACAAGTTAGGTGCTCCTGGCGTTACAGGCGGTGCTGTAGAAAGTCGTAGAAAGAAGAACGAAGAAGAAATTATGTCCGATGATGAGGTTAAGGCGCTGGCTAAACTTTAATCATCACAAGTAAAATCAAAATTTTTAGTACAAATGGGTGCAAAAGCTAATTTGGTAAATGGAACTACAAAGGTAATGTCTGATGTAGATTCTATTGTTATCCGTCAGTACATCGGAGGTATCACTGGTGGTGCTACTCTTGATATGACTGACTTCAAGGATGATGTTATTAAGGCAGGTCATCTTGTTATTCGTACACTCGACGAAGATGGTATTTACACTTACAAGCCTATGCCTGTTGCTGACAAAGCCTATAAGGCTCTTCCAGCAAGTCATGAGTATGTGGGTGTTGTCGTACGCTCTAAGATGACAAGTGAGCCAATGGTATCAATTATGGATAATGGTCGTGTTAACGACAAGGCTATGCCATATCCGTTGACTACAGAGATGAGAACTGCAATTAAAACAGCTCTCCCAAATCTTATTTTTGAACACGATTAACAAAGGAGGTTAAAGTATGAAAGAATCACTTTTTTTACAATTTATAGCTTCTATCTGGCCTAAGCTGAACCTGTATATCAAGGAGAAAGAAGAGCCAGCAAAGCGTTCTTATCTCCACAAGGAGATGTTGGCTCCAGTGTACAGCTCTGATCAGAAGTGGGAGGGTACATCCGCAAAGACATCTTACGTTGCTGCTGATATGGTTGCAATGGATTCCCCTCTCCCTATCAAGAAACGTGGAGCTATCGCGTCTTCTAATGGTAAGTTACCAAAGGTTGGTATGAAGAAGATTCTTATTGAGTCTGATATTAACGCAATCAACATCATGAAGGCACGCTTTACCACAGCTTCTACAGATGAAGCAAAGAATGCTGAGAAGCAGCGTATTTTGACGAAGTTGCTCAATGATGGTGAGGCTTGTTCTATCGGTATCGATGAGAAGAACGAGGCGAACTTCCTTATGGCTCTTTCTGAAGGTGTATTGCTTACAGAGGATGAGGATAACGTAGGCACTGGCTTGCGTGTAAACTTCGGTTATCTTGACGAAAACACATTCGGTACTATTACTAAGGGCAAGGTAAGTTATGAGGATATTGAGAATGTCAAGAGTAAGGCTGACACTGATGGCAATACGATTACAACTCTCATGCTCGCCAAGTCTAAGCTGAATGAAATTCGTAAGGAGCGTTGGGCACGTGAACTTGTTGCTGATGCTGATGGCAAGGTTTACACTGACGAAACCACCTTAAATGTTCCTTCTGTTAAGAAGTTCAAGGAAGCGTTTGAGGACGAGTTTGATATTACACTTAAGGTTGTAGACCGCTCAATCTTGTTCGAGAAGAATGGCCAGCAGAAGAGTAAGAAGCCATGGAATGCAGATCGTTTGGTATTCCTTTGCTCAGATGTAGTAGGTTCGCTCGTATGGGGCACACTTGCAGAGTCAACAAATCCTGTTGAAGGTGTCAAGTATGCTACCGTAGACCAGTACAAGTTAATTTCTAAGTACTCTAAGACAGACCCTCTGCAGGAGTTTACAAATGGTCAGTCACTTGTTCTCCCAGTAATTGAAGACGTAGAGCAGATTTATGTCATTGATTGCTCTGAGGAAAAGTCTGCAAGCGTAGATAAGGAGAAGGAAAAGCTTGATACAGCAGACACCTTTACTACCGTAATCGGCAAGAAGTACAAGAAGGCTGACCTTATCGCACAGTTGAAGGCTCTCGATGTCAAGGTGGCTAAGAATGCTTCTGACGACACTGTTATCGCAGCTATCAATTCTCTGAGTGACGAACAGGAGGCAACTCTATTTGCTAACGTAACTGCTCAAGTATAATTATGAAGACAATCATGCAAGCGCTCCAAGATGAAGTTCATTATCCAGTTCCTTTAGGCTTCATTGAAAATAAGCTGATTGAGCGCCAGCTTCAAGGCGATGATGACTACACTTTTGAAGTTTCAAAAACAGCTGCATGGAAAGGTGCGCTTGCTGATTGTCTTTACTCTCTCCTGCAAGCCGTAACTTATTCTGAATCGGACAAGAGTGTTGGAACCCTTACAGAGGAAGATAAGAAACGGCTATTAGTCCGCATTAATTCACTTTACAAGGATATAGGTGAGCCAGTAGTTTCGCTTGGCCAGCCTATGGTTACATTTGGTGAGTAGTATGTCTGTAATAGATTTTTCTGCACATAGATTAACGTATCAAATTGTGACACGTGGACATGAAGACCCAGAGACTGGTGATTATGTTCAAGGCGAAACAAATTGGTCTACAGAAAGCTATAAGTGCGATATTGTTCCTGCTGGAAGGGCAAATACTATCCCTATACCAGACGGAAGTGTACAGGCTTACTCGTATACCATTTATAACCTCCCAAGAGATTGTCAAGAGTTCCAATATGGAGATATAATCAAATTGCAATTCTATGGCAAAGGAGAAGGGAAAGTCTTTAAGGTTTTAGGTTTTCATCGTTACCAGCACCAGTGTAAGATTTGGATTTGATATGGCAATAAAAATGACTACGCCCCCAGAGGCATTAGAGAGGTTCTTGATGTCTGCTTTTTCCATTATAAGAAATGAAGTGTCAAATGCTCTTGCTAAATTGGGTGTAGAGTGTGTTGCTAAAATCAGAGATAGGTCAAGCAAGGAAAGTTGGATAGACCATACAGGTAACCTCCGTTCGTCAATAGGCTTTGCTGTCTACGATTATGGATTGAAAAAGATTCAGTCGTCATTTCAAACTGTAATGGGAGGATCTGATGGTTCGTCCGAAGGTCGGAAAATGATAAATAACCTTGCAAGCGAATATTCTAAGGTTTATGCTTTAGTTGTTGTTGCAGGAATGAATTATGCGGAATATGTAGAATCTTTAGAAAGCAAGGACGTATTGGCATCAACAGAACTATGGGCAAAAGATGTTATTGATGCTCGCCTTGAAAGGGCAAAGAAGTCCGCTCTCGCTAACATAGAAAAATTATCATTATGAAGTCAGATATAGATATCAAGGACGATGTATGGAAGATTATCAAAGAGTCTTCACTTCTTAGGGAGGTGAGTGGGGATTTGAAGAAAACATCTGTACGTCCTAAAAACTCACGTTCTGAGGATATTATTATATCGGTACTTGCTAACAGCACAAAGCAAAAGCAAGTAGCTTATGTAAACGTGAATATCTATGTTGCTGACGATTATATTGATGGGCAGAGTGAGGAAAATTCGGCTCGATTGAGAAAGTTATGTAAGATGTCATTCGACCTTTTCGATAATGTGCGAGGAAAGGACTTTAGATTATCACTTACAGACCCAAATTATGAATGTGGTCAACGGGTGATTGAATCGTCTGGTTCTTCTGAACACGTTGTAAATAATAAAGTTTTGTATCAAATTATAAATGAATAATTATGGCAAGTAATTCTATTGGTTGGGGTAAATGTAGTATCATCGTTAAAGAGCTTGATAACCCTACAGCAAAGTGGACTAAGCTCCCTACTCCTAAGGAGAATACCACTAAGCTGAATCCTACTAAGGGTGACAAGAAAGAAGCCCCTATTGAGGGTGGTGAGAATGAGGCAGTAAAGTATTCTGCTAACAAGTATGTAGTCGAGTATGTGCTCAGACGTCTACAAGGACGTAAGAAGCCTTTCGCTGACACAAACGGTATTGTTGCTAAGCATTATGCTATCTTCATTCAGCCTGAGAACATCGCTGTGCCTGGTCCACGTATTGATGATACCGTAGTATCTCTTGCGGATGAGTTCAGTACAGAGGAAGGTGGTATCTTGACGTATAACCATGATGCTCTGAAACCAGATACTGGTAACATCGTTAAGTGGTGTACAACTACCAAGGACCTTTCTACAGTCAAGGAAGGTGCAACTATCAACGATGCAGACATTACATTCGTAGATGTAGACGTATAGGGTTAGTCTGGTAAAAGGATTAATTAGGTTAACTGACAATGCGGAAAGACGCATGACAGCCGGACAGACGGCTATATCGCAGGTTGGAGAAGTGGTATCTCGTTACTCTCATAAAGTAAAGAACGGTGGTTCGAGTCCATCACCTGCAACAAAATATAAAGATATATGGATAAAGAAAAGCAATTAGAATTAGATATTGCCGACACCATCATAGATAGACCGAAAGGGTTCAGTGTTGGTCGTCGGCATTTTTACTTATATCCAGTTACCTTAGGTAAGGTTTATTTGCAGAAAAGGATAGTAGAGTCCCTTGATATCGACAAAGAGCTATTGATTGAGAATCCATATGCAGAAGCATTAAGGCTCGCAGAAAGTAAAAAGAAAGAATGCTGTCTTCTACTATCATACCATACATTGCAAGGAAAGGAAGAAGTACTTGACAATAGAAAGGTACAAGAAAGAAAGAAATACTTAGAAGACAACTTAGGCAATGAAGACTTAGCAACACTTCTTATTACATGTCTATCTGATGACAAGTTAAGTACGTATGTAAGACACTTCGGTATAAACAAGGAACAAGAAAGAATGGAGGAAGCTGCTAAAGCTAAAGATGATAGTGGAACACTCACCTTCGGAGGCAAGTCAATATACGGAACTCTCATAGATGCTGCTTGCGAAAGGTATAAATGGACTTTTGATTATGTAGTATGGGGTATCAGTATAATCAATCTCCAGCTTTTATTGAAAGACAGCGTAAAAACAATGTACCTCACAGAAGATGAAAGAAAGAGAGTACACACAAATGATACTTCTATGATAGACGGAAATAGCAAGGAATCTATCATGAATGCTATTAGTAGCATGAACTGGGGGTAAGAAAAGTATAGTTACAAAATAGACAATATAAAAAAGGTCATGGCAGGACTAAAATTCGATATAACGGGCGA